AGATCCTATTCAGGGAACACGAACTGGGTAGGAGCATCTGCTTCCTGAAATCCACCAAGCTCACCCAGCACGCGCAAGACAGGTTCAATAACGACGACCAAATCAAGCACACAGCCGAGATGCGCCTCCGTAAAGCCTACGCTTGCAAGCTACTTCTACTCGACGACCTTGGCAAGGGACGCCTGCCAGCATCAGCAGAGGAGTTACTCTACGACCTGATAGACGAGAGATCAGAGCGCGGACTTCCTATCATCTGGACATCTAACGCATCTGCTGACGATCTCCATGAAATGCTATCCAAAGACAGGGGTAAGGCAATCCTGCGCCGACTAATCGAATTCTCAACCATCGTAACCATATGAATGACCAATCAGAATTATCACCCACCCAACTCGCAAACGAAAATCGACGCCTTCAGGAAAACATTAGATACTTCATTGATGAAACGAACCAACTGAAAGAAAAGGTAAGCAAACTCAATGAAGAGGTCGAGCGGCTAGAAAACCCAGACAAGTATAATCGCGAGTGGGTAAGGAAATCATTGTACAGATCCTTACAAGACAGCAGAAAACGCTCAATCTTAAAGGGCATGAAGTTTTCACTAACCAGCGACGACATCGACGCCCTATTAGAAAAGAATCCTGACCGCTGTACCATCTCAGGTATTAAGTTCAAACGCAGACAAGATAAGCACAGCCGTAACCCACACGCTCCAAGCATCGATAGGATTGATAATTCAAAAGGGTACATCAAAGGAAATGTCCGCATCGTAGCTTACTGCATCAACAACGCCATGAACGAATGGGGAGAGGACATTATCAAGGAAATCGCAACCTCGTACTACGAGTGGAACACACACATATGAACTTATTCAAACGCATCGCCTGTTTCATCTCAGGTCACTTCATCGTAGTAACACACGCGAAACCGCGCCGCCTCCAATGCCTGCGCTGTAACAACATCTGGAAGAATCTATGAAAACAAACACACAAACAAAACCAGCACCCAAGCTCAAGCGCGGAGACTGGAACAAGAAAAAGACAATGCAGTTCTGGGCTATGCACCCTTCAGGCCGCGAGATGTGGGTCACACCAGAGCGGATGGAGAAGGCCGTACTAACCATGAAGATGAAATGGTAATCGCATTAATCTTATCACTAGCAATTATCGTCTGGATCATTCGTACAAAATGAACACATCAATACACCCTGAACCTGACTCAGAAGACATATGAGACCAAAAATTATCCAAACAGGCGTAGGCATGAATCCAGAAAAACCAAGGTGCGTACTTTGCAATCATGAAATCGAAATCTACTCCGACACGCGCCTCTGCGAAGTCTGCGATTCATCACAAAAGATGAAAGGCATCCCTTTCCCTGAAATCACCGATCACGACGAACAAATTTGTGAGGCATTAGCTTCAGATGTTGAATTTTACAAAAACATGATCAGGTCGCTCCGTAAATGCCTCGCTGAAGAGAAAAAGATACGCCGCAAAGAAGTACGATCACTTCATAAATCAAACCTCCAGAACAAGAAAAAACGCGACGAAGCCAAGCTCGCATTCAAGATCCTTGGAGACAAATACGACCAACTCATCAACGAGATCAAAGCCAAGGCGCAATGATCAGAATCGATATCACATCTGATATCAGATCAGAGGCAGAACGCCGCGACAAAGAAGCATTCAATCGCTACGGAACAACGGCTACCAAGCTCACCAACTCCAGACGACACGGCTTCATCGCAGAGGTCGCCTGTAAACACACGCTGGCAGGAATGGAGTACACCAACGAGAATGAGATCGACCTCCGTAACTGGATGGGCGAATCATTCGATGTCAAGTGCCATACGACCAAACAAGAGCCAAACCTGTATGATGTCTGTACCATTCCAGAGACATCAAAGATCCATACCGACCACCTCATCTACTGCTACGCCAACGACAATAGCGTATGGCTGGCAGGACACATACCAACCAAAACATTCTACGCCATCTGCGAACTCATGCCTGTAGGCCACCAAGGAAAATACTTCACTTACGACTATGCTAGGTATGAGATAATTGCTGGAGACTTAGATCCAATAACCAGTCTTATGCCAATAAAAAGATAATGCGCTGGCTCAAAAATAACCATTTAGTGCTATTAGAAGTCAAGCATATAATCTATTTACTCTGATAGATTTTATTATTTACTATTATTGCGTAATAATTACTCATAAGAGAAAACCAACCGACCTTTTCTATGCCGATCCTCAAGAACCCTGAACATGAACGCTTTGTGCGCCTGCTATCCCAAGGATTGTCTCAGGCCGACGCCCTGATGAAGTGTCGCCCCAATATCAAACGAGAATCCGCTGGCGTGCTGGCATCGCAAATCGCCAACAGGCTGGAGGTGAAGTCTCGCTTCGCGGAGATCAAGGAGTTAATCGACAGCCAGTTTGCTATGGCACTAGGTGAGAAGCGCGACCTGTTACGGCGGATGGCTCTGGGCGAAGTTCCTACCAAGATTACCAAGAAGTCTAATGGTCAGGTTGAAGCGACTTTCGACAAGTTGGCGGCATTGCAGGCGGATGCGAAGCTGGGAGGCGAATACGCGCCTGAACAACACATCGTGACCAGTGGGCCAACCCTGAAGCTGGAGTTCCACGGCGTAGGGCGCAACACCAACATGACGCCTGCGCTGGAGGAGGAATGGAAACGCCTGAACGCGCCGCCTGAAGTCAGGACATACAGCGAGCCTGTCACCATAGAAGCAGAGTTTGAACGCTATCAGGACATGGACATCGACGAAGATCCGCCATCCATGAAGGAAGTTACAGAGATAATCGATGAGGCGAACACCTAAGTCCACTATTTATGAGTGGTATTATCTGTAGTTATGGATAACCTACTCTGATGACGGCCTCAGATATGCCAATTATCTCCCATGTTACATCCGTTCTATTCCTGATCGGATTTGCTGTATTTTGCTGGATTATCTATAAAAAGACGCGCAAGGTAGTTAAGCGAGGTAATAAAGCCGCTAGGCGCAGGAAAATCGCAGGCTTTTAATTATCCAATTGACATAAGGTATGTCGGCGGCTAATAGTCATGAATGGCTACAACTTTCACCGCTGGTAACATCTACCCTACTAGGAACGCCGCCCTTCATGGCATCAACCCTGCAACGCAGGTGACCAGCACGGCCGTAGTGCCTCTTACCGAGAACTTCGTCTGCCACGCCATTACCGAGGCAAACGGCGTCTTCCTTGACCACACGAACAACACGAAACGCTACGAGCTTTATTTCGACGCCAATGGTCAGTTCATCTATCCATATGGCAGGTTTCCCAACGCTCCGATCTGCCACTCCAGCTACACGACTGGCGTAGACAATACCAGCGGCGCAAACTAATCCCTTATGGCAGTAGCCATACCGCCAACAGGGTGGAACTATCAGTACCCCAACGCTGATGGCTCCTACACGCGCATCACGGCGGCTACGCTGGATGACCTCTATGTCAGGGTAGCTGAGTATCAGCTTGGGCCAGCCAACTGCACGACGCTCGCCTGCCTGATAGCCTACAACGCGCAGATCAACGCTCTCCTACCTACGATCATCCCTGCTGTCAACGCCTACCTATCAACCGAGAAGGCGGCTGTTGAAGCCTGCGCCGCGCGTAATAGAGGCTGTTGTTCCTACTAACGATTCTTCTTTGACGGCTTTGCCTGCGGCTTTGAGACCGCCCTGCCGTAGATGGTCTTCTCGCGGATGGCGTCAGGCAGGTCTCGCACGAATATCTTCAGGCGCATGGCGTAGTCAGGACTCATGAGTGTGATCAGGTGACTGAACTCCTCACCTTGCGACGCCAGCTTGGTGGCTTCGGTGAATGTGTGTGATTGAAGCTGGTCGTATTGGTTATACATTGACGCGAAGGCTACCACAATATAGGCAACTATGGCAATGAATCAACAAACAGAGGACACAGGATATAGGCTAACGCCGCCACATTCCATCAAGGTTTTTCACGCTCATGCCGTAAATATTCGCAAGGAGGCGGATAGGGACGAGGAGCTTGGTCTGTTGTATGCGGCTCAGTACATCATCACCGAGACGGCTAAGAACGCTGTTGGTTTGACTGAGATCGACCTGCCGACGGCTGAGATGGTGGTGCGCCAGTATGTGATGCACCTACTGAATCACGACCAATTTGAGGCGGCGGCTACAATCCTTTGGGGAGCGGCGGTCTATGACTGGAGACCGAAGAGTTCGCGTGACACATGGCGGTGTCTGTTCGCTGGTGATCGCGTGCTGGTACAGGGCGCAGGTGCTATGGGCAAGAGCTTTGGGGCGGCGGCATGGTTCTACTTGGACTGGTATCGCGACCCTGAGTACACCTGTATCAAGGTGATCTCGCTGACGAAGGAACACGCCGAGCGGAACATCTTTGCGAACATCAAGACCTTTCATCGGACTGCGCTGGTGAAGCCGATCACCGATCAGGAGGACAAGTCTACCAGCATTCAAGTTACCAACGACAGCAAGCAGGGCATCCATCTGGTAGCCATTCCGAAGGGCGAGAGCGGTCATGGAACCCTGCGCGGATTCCATCCCATACCGAGAGCAGGCAAGGAGCATCCGAAGTGGGGAAGATTGTCGCGCACCCATGTGGTGTTGGACGAGGCCGAGGAAGTCCCTGTCGGCGTCTGGGAGGGTATCAACAACATCTTGTCCACAGCGGATACGGAGAGTCACAAGGGTCACATCAAGATTTTTGGCGCGTCAAATCCGAGGGATAGGACTAGCAACTTCGCCCAGCGGTGTGAGCCGAAAGACGGCTGGGCATCAGTGGACTGCGAGGACGACTTTGAGTGGGACAGCAAGGAGGGATACCATGTGTTGCGACTGGACGCCGCTCGCTGTGAGAATGTGATTGAGAAGCGGATTGTCTACGCTGGTCTCCAGACCTATCAGGGTTACATGGGATACATCTCGCGCGGTAGGACTGCCGAGGCGATGACGATGGCTCGCGGCTGGTTCCCTGAAGAGGGCATGGCAATGGGGATCATCACGCCTGCCATGATGGACAACGCGCTTGGTATAGTGCGCTTCATTGGGCCTGTAGTTCCTCTGGCGGCGTTTGACTTGGCTCTGGAGGGTAACGATCAGGTGATGTGTTCCTACGGACGATTTGGGCTGTCTGACGGCTGGACTCCTCAGTCTGGTCATTTCATTCCATTCAAGACGGCGAGGGTGGTGATGCAGTTGGACTCGCAGATACCATTCCCTAAGAAGGCGACGCTGGAGCAGACACAGGCGATCATCAAGTTTGCGAGGACGATGAAGATTGCACCCAACTGGCTGTGTGTGGACAGGACTGGCAACGGCGCAGGCATTCACGACTCCCTGTGCAGTCTGTTTGGTAGCGAGGTGATGGGAGTCAATTACTCATGGGCGGCTAGCGACACGCACATTCTGGGCGACGACTCGCAGAAGGCTAGCGAGTTGTACAACGGCGTCGTGACCGAGTTGATCTTTGGGTTGGCGAAGTATTTGGAGTTTGAGTACCTGAAGATCAGTCCCAGCTTCAGGAATGAGGATCTGATCCGACAGGCTACGGCTCGCAGGTACAAGCAGAAGGGCAAGGGTCTAGTGCGCGTCGAGAGCAAGGGCGACTACTGCAAGCGGACGAGGAGCAAGTCTCCTGACGCATTGGATTCGCTGTCGATGCTGGTCTACCTGATGCGCCAGCGCGGTGGGGCGGTAGCTACAATGACCGAGACGAAGCCAGAGGGCAACTCGCGCCAGCGTGAATTGCAGAGCCTTGTTGACAAGATGGAGTTTGTTGATATGTCTGATTAGCTATGAATACAGACAACCCATTACCAAAGTTTCCGTACACAGGACGGCGGTTTACTAGCACCGAGGCGTTCTTGGATGACAAGCCGATCCTTCCGTACCATGAGGTGACCATTGAGGATAATGTCGCATGGAAGGTAAACCCTGACTGGGTGAGCGCGCCATACTATGAGGTGTTGGATCACCAGCCTGAAAGTGGCTACTTCAGGAGGCTGAAGGAGATATGAATCCGAAACATAAATGCCCAGCCTGCGGTACGGAATGCAAGCCACACCAGTGCAAGGCGTGTCAGGAAAAAGCGGCTATAGTCTACAAACGCATGGGTAAAAATAGGCCATAACCTCATTATAGAATCGCATTTACTCTGTAAAATGTGCTATAATCGGTAAAAAAATTTCATATTACCCTTTGGTGTAATGGTAGCACAACAGACTTTGACTCTGTTTGTCATGGTTCAAGTCCATGAGGGGTAGCCAATTATAGGGAGTTTAGGGAGTTTAGGGAGTTTACAAAGGCTTGACACTTTTTGATAAATGCATAGGATTTGTATTGCAGTCTCATGTTCCAAGGCTGGGCGAGAAGGACTCCAAATCCATCTGGGTTGGTTCGATTCCAACAGGCTGTGCCATATTTCGTGGGGATCTTCGGTGAACCACTGCTCTGATTGAGTCTGAAAAGACTCGGTTGGACGCTTATAATCGGAGGAGGCATTGAGGGGGTCTGTGTAGGGGAGCAATCCTAGTTTACTAGTTAGGCGGAAACCGAACGACTAGCGACCTGAACCTCCTCCGATTTTTTTCTTTTCTTTTTACCAGCTTGGGTTTTTAATTGAGCTTCATGCATACATCAACCACCGACAGCAAAAAAGAAGT